ATCCCCACCGCCCCCGCCGTCCCACCATCGAGGTAAGCAGTGGAGTTGAGATATAGTCTGTCTGTGTAGGTATTAGACCAGTAGAGAGATGAGGTGCCGAGGGTGTAGGTGGAGTCAGCTTGTGGTGAATTATGCCCTGTGATTGTGAGTGAGCCTGGCGTGGTGATTGCGCTCGGCAAAGATAGCGTCGGATTGCCACTTACCCCATCACCATTCGTGACGGTAATTTGGTTGGTCGTGCCTGTGATAGTGCGTTGGGTAAATTTCCCATTCAGCGCCGTCTGCGTGGCGGTGCTAATAGGTTTCGCACTATCCGCTGTGTTGTCTGCGTTCCCTAGCCCCACCTGTGCCTTTGTGACGCTGTGTGGGTTTGAGGTGTTGCCCGTGTGAGCGGTGAGGTCTGACGCCTCTGCCAGCCCTGTGACTGCACCTGTGCGAGTGTTCACGGAAGTAACGGTGTTAACCTGTGCGCCCGCTGCAATGCCGTCCAGCTTGGTTTCGTCTGCGGTGGTAAATGATGCCGTGGTGGCGTCTAGGACGGCGCTGTTGGCGTGGGTGTGACGGGCTGCGGTGTTTGCAGCCACGTCAGTATTGTTTGATACTTCGGTGTCAAAGTCGGTGACGTTTGCGGCGGTATGGGTATGAACAGAAGGCATGAAGCTGTTCGGCTTATCAGTTATTCCTGCCCATGAGGTAGTGCCTGGGTCGCCCTTAATACCGAAACCAGTTATGGTCATATTGACCGCAGGAGGTGTAGTGATAGTCATATTAATGATGTCGGGCATAGTTAGCCTCGGTTGCTCATTACTTCTTTAACAATAAAATCCCCTACTTGCGTAGTGACCTGTGAGCCGTCTGCTTTCTTCAACTTAATGTCGTATTTGTATTTGCCGACAGCTATGTCGGTATCGGTAGGGGTGAGGACAATTTCAGTCGAACCGTTGATAGCGTCGGTGTGGGAAGTGATGTCTTTCTTAATAAGGGCAGTCGAGTCTGTCGCATCGTTGTCGGCCGCTGTTTTAACGGTGAAATAAACCGTCGCCCCGGTGAGGTCGATGCCCGTGAACGTCAGTTCGATGGGTAGGGTATTCTCTTTGTAGGTTGTTAGCTTTGCCATTGTTATGCCTTTTTTCCTTTATGTGACTTAAATGATCGGTGGTTTGGATGTGCTGCGCCCTCACAGCTCATGACTTCTCCGCGATCTACCCATACATGCTCTTGTGGTACGAGGCGGTCAAGTTCGAGCATATGCTCTGATACTTTCGCCATCTCCTCTTTGACTTCTTCGTAGGGCTTGTCGGCTTGTTCGCCTTTGACGGTTTCACGGTAGGCGTCGTATAGTTCGCTCATTATTCCTCCTCTATCACTAGTGGTTTTTTAAGAATGGTGGCGACTTTGTTGTGGAGGCTCGCTAGGTATGAGTCGTATAGTTTAAGCGCGTTCTTTTTGGCTTCGACAGTCTCTTTGGTATCCGCGGTAGTTACTAAATCCCACAGTTTCTTAGGGAGTCCGGCACGTTCAGCGGCGATAAGGTCAATAACAGACTGTGCATCGTTTCCAAGTTCAACGCGGGCAACCGTACGGCTTTGTCGGCGGTCGTCACGCTGCTTAGCTACTTCTTGTGCGCGGACACTGTGAATCCCTGTGAATAAATCGCCGGTTGCCCTAGACATTAGCCACTCCTTGTCGTTTTAGTGCTTCGATAATTTCCTCTGGATGATAGCCCTGCTTCTCGGCTTCAATCATGGCGAGGGCTGTCGGCTGGTCAACACCGAACTGTTGCATGACCTGTAGGACGTACTCAGGGTCTTCCTGTGGTACTTCTGGCATCATTTCCATAGGTATTTCTTGTGGCATCTCAGGCATAGCCTCTTGTGGCATTTCCTGTGGCATTTGAGCGCCCATCTGCTCCTGTTCCATTTGTTGCTGCTCTAGTAGAGCCTGTTCAGACTGCTCCTCTGGTGTCACCTGTGTGATAATCTTGTCGTTATCGGTAGTCAGATTGATAATCTCCGAAATAAGCTCTCCTGGGTCGAGTTTCATCGAACCGAGCATCATTGGCTGTCCGCTCATGATGAGTTGCTGTGTGGCAGGGTCTTTGATGAACTCTGCTACTTTGAGCAGTCCCTCAAGCTGTTGTGCTTCGTCGGTGGTCTTGTCCTGTTCTGCGTCAATCTCGAAGTCGAATACGGCTCGTGCTTCGTCCCAGATAATTTCTAGTTCATTAGTAGGCTGGCCGTTCTCATCGACTGGGAACTCAAGTCCGGCCTTTTGCAGACGGTCACGCTCCTCGTCAGATAGTTTTAGGAGGTCACGACCCTGCATGTTAGCGAAGTGGGTGTTAATCATGCTCTTTGCGACGGCTTCGTAGGTCATGTATAGGTTGTCTTTGAAGTCTTCGTCGTCAATCGACAGGCTGGCTTTTTGGAACGCAACACCGGCTGGGGTCTTTGAATACTGTGGGTCGCCTGAGTCTGAACCGCCGATAGAGGTATCACCAACCGGAATCAACTGGTTAAGTGAGGTCTTGTACATAGAGATGCGAGCAGGAAGTTGTGAGTACACTTGGTTGCTTATTTCTTCACGCTTCACGATTGCATCGCCGGTAATCCACTGAGCGTCTTGAGCGTAGACACCGATAGAGTCAAGGTCTGCTGAGTCGATGTTGCCCCCGATAGATACAGGTGGTCGGAGTCCAATTTGCGTTGCGAGTACGTCAGACTGTCGCATATAGTCGAGGACGTTCTGTGTACCACCGGCAAGTTTAACAATCCCCGTACCGTATGGGTTTACGAAGTCTTGGTAGCAATAGAGGAAGTGAATCGGCACGTCGCCTGATGGGTCTGGGTTGCTCCACTCGCGGGCTGTACGCTTCTTGTAGAACATCTTGAATGGTGCGTCTTGTCCACGTTGAACAGCGATGCAGAACTTCACGCCCTTTTGGACTACCTTAGTGTTGTTGTGCTCGTCCTGAGCGTCGCGGCTGTCTTGGTCCTTAGAGTCGTAAGCGGCTTTAAGTACATCGAGCGACCATTTATTGTAGCCGTCTTCGGGATTCTCTTTTGCCTCTTTCATTTCTTTTTTGGCACGTTCAATCATGCTCTTTACCTGTGAGCGCGAGAAGTAGACATCCCAGAATAGGACATCGGAGTCATAGTCAGACACTTTGCCCGGTTCGAGTGTTACGTCTTGGGGTTGAGATACAATAAAGTCTGCGCCGGTGTAGCGTCCACGTTCAACGAAGATAGTATTGAGGGGGACTGAGCCATAGATTGCGGCTTTGCGTACAGCATCTTTCCATTTGCGGTGGAATGGTGCCTGAGAGTTAGCGTTCGGAATGATTTGTTTTTCCCAGACGATGTTTGCGAGTTCAGTGACCCATGCTTCGTCGGAGTTGGTAGCGGTTGCGCGTCCGGTGAGTGCGCTTGATACGATTCGCTTAGGGAGTTTATAGAGGCTGGCTGCGAGTGAGCCATCATTTACTTCTGGCAACGCAGGGTCAAGACCCTCCATGAGGTCATTGTCTGCAAGGCGTTCGTACTCGGGATAGCCTTGCCTCCAGATTGTAGATTCTTGCTTGCCCTGCTCTTGCAGGTCATAAAGCTCTGTATCGTCAGTTAGAAAAGCCACCGTGCTTCATCTTCCGTGGTAGGGTCGATGATACGGTGGCTACCTTATATTCTTATTATAGCACAATCGGAGTGAGATTGGTACTAGCGTTTCTTGCCCAGCACTTCTTTTGATTCCGTCCATGTTTTGAAGATGGATCGTGGGGTGTAATGCTCGTCGGTTTTGATAATGAGGTGGAGTTCACGGGTTTTCTTATTAGATATAAGGCTGAGGCTCTGCATCACATCCGAGAGGAACGTATCACGCCCAGTCAGGACACTCTGAGTAACATCGCGCTCAAAGGCTGTCGGGTTCTCGTAGAAACTTTCAGTCTCGCTGGTGATACTTCCATCGTCGTTCGTGTAATATGTTTTAATTTTGCCGTGCGTAAACTTCTCTGACATATATCCCCCTATTTAGTAAAGTCTTCTGTTTTAATTTTCGTGAGTATTCGCTCTCCCTTGCGGTTGAACAGGTCTACGCTCGGCTTTGCAACCAGTCCTTCAGCAGTAAAATCGCCCCACTGTGATTTCAGCCCTGCTTTAACTATGTCAACGCCCTTTTGTAATGTCCCTTTAGCAACAATCGGTACAACGTCCAATCCGAACTTACTCGCTACATCTTCGACATCTTCGCGTCTTAGATACCACTCCTCGACTTTTACATCGAAAAGCACAAACTTTTGGGTTTCGGAGTAGTTGCCGCCACCCTTCTGTATCTTTGCTCCATACCCTTCGCCGAACAGAATAGCCTTACTGCCACCGAACACCTGCTCGAACACTTGCTCCATACGAGTACCCATAAATAGTTCGTTAAGCTTTGTCACGAGGTGTGATGGTATCTGTGTATTTTCAGTTCTGCCGCCGAATACGACGTTGTGTCCATCCCAAACGATACGGATGTTAGTGCCGTCAACCTTTTCTGTGAACGTCCACTCAATGTCCTTCAGTAATTCGAGTTCTGGCTCTCTGTAAACGCCCTCAATCAAATTG